ATGAAAATAAAGATGAAGATCGTAAATTAAAAGAAGCACAGATGGCAATGGACTCAGCAGAAAAATTAACATCTAATGTGGACAGCATTATTAGTACAACTATAGGAAGGTCATAGATGAAACAAAAAATTAAAAAAATTAAAAAAGTAATTAAAGGTTTAAAGAAAGCATCTAAGTCGCATGCTGGTCAAGCTAAAGTTTTACAGGGGGTAATTAAAAATGGCAACAAAAAAGTCAAAAAGTACAGTAAATAAGGCTGGTAATTATACTAAGCCTGGTATGAGAAAAAAGATTTTTAATCGTATTAAGAATCAAGCATCTCATGGAACTGCTGCAGGTCAGTGGAGTGCTCGTAAAGCACAAGCATTGGCTAAAGCGTATAAAAAAGCTGGAGGAGGATACAAATCATGATAAGTAACATAAAAGACAAAATCATGCATTACTGGTCAGACCACAAAATTGGTATGATAGTGATTGCAGTCGCTGTTATTATTATAATTGCTATTGTGTAATGGCATTAGCAAAAAGTCAACAAAGTCTCAAGTCGTGGGGTAAACAAAAATGGCAAACGAAGTCTGGCAAGAAATCAAGCGTTACTGGGGAAAGATACCTTCCCAAGAAAGCAATAGAAAGTCTGACATCTGCGGAGTATGCGGCCACGACAAGAGCAAAGCGAAAAGGAACAAAAAAGGGCAAACAGCATGTGAAGCAACCGAAGTCCGTTGCAAAGAAAGTAAGGAAGTATAGAACATAATGGCAGACCCTAAAGTAGGAACAGGTAAGAAACCTAAAGGAAGTGGCAGACGTTTATACACTGATGAGAATCCAAAAGATACCGTTAGTATAAAATTTGCCACTCCTACTGATGCCAGAAAAACTGTAGCCAAAGTTAAAAAAGTTAATAAACCTTTTGCCCGTAAGATACAAATATTGACTGTAGCAGAACAACGTGCTAAAGTTATGGGTAAAAAAGATGTTGCAAGTATTTTTAAAAAAGGAAAAGAAAGTATAAGAAATGCGAAAAGAACATAAAAGTAAAACAGGTGGTTTAACTGCTAAAGGCAGAGCTTATTTTAAAAAGAAAGAAGGTGCTAACTTAAAAGCTCCTGTACCTAAAGGTAAAAATCCAAGAAGAGTTTCATTTGCAGCTAGATTTGCAGGTATGAAAGGCCCTATGAAAGATGAAAAAGGAAAGCCAACTCGTAAGGCACTGGCACTTAAAAAATGGGGTTTTGGTTCAGTCGAAGCAGCTCGTAAGTTTGCAGCAAATAATAAGAAAAAGAAGTAATGCGTAACTACCGTAAAGAATACGATAATTATCATAGCAAGCCTGAACAAAAAAAGAAACGTTCATCACGTAACAAAGCTAACAGAATAAAAGGAGTTAAGGGAAAAGACGTAGACCATAAAGATGGCAACCCTATGAATAATTCTAAAAGTAATTTAGTCACAAAAGATAAATCTAAAAACAGGTCATTTAAACGTAATAAAAATGCTGGAAAGGCTTAATGTCGTTCTTAGTAGCGAATGTACCACCTATAAAAGTTTATGTTAAAAAACAATATTTGTATGACCATGAAAAAGGTCATGGAGAATTTGTAGAAGGTGTTTGGGTTAGCTGTAAATCTATCCAGGGCAGGGCGCTCTACTTTGAAACGTATCTGCCTACGTATGGTGCTTTATATGATAAGTTGCCTATCAGTGCTTTTGTTAGTGAGCCTACTGAGCTTAATCTTGAGTTAGAAGAATTAGAATTGTGGGATGCATTTGATTACGGTTTGACTGTAATTGAAAAAGCTGCTATCTCAGGTTGTAAAGCTAAATACTTATCACCATCTAAACAATGGTATTCAGGAGAATATTTATTTACAATTGACAATTGTCATCCAGATAAAAATATCTTAAATACAGGTTATTCTGAAATACCTGAAGAACATAAATCATTTAACATTTTAGAATTAGATAATAAACATTTTGCAGCACAACCAAATAACAGAGTTTTGTTTTACGATAAATCTTTATCACCAGCTAAATTAGAGAAACCAGATTTTAAAGTATCTACGATTGAATACAATGTAGAAACAGAAAGTAAATGGACTGCTGGAGATGATGATAAATATTTTTACGAATTACTTGAAAACAAAGACTAACTATGGTATAGTTAGTTGACCGCCATAATGGGGTCAAAACAATAACGCTTAAGAAAGGTTATATTATGATGAAGACATTATTAGATTGGGAACCCTACAGACCGTTTACGGTTGGTTTCGATACGATTATGGATAGACTGTTAGAAATAGATACAGCTATTCCAAATTACCCACCATACAATATTAGAAAAACAGATGAACTACAATATGTCATTGAGTTGGCAGTTGCTGGTTTTGGCAAAGAAGATATTGATGTGAAGTATGGGGATAATACTTTAACAATAAAATCTATTAAGAAAGAAGGTAAAGATGATGAGAAGATGGTACATAAAGGAATCTCTCAAAGAGCATTTAAAAGAACGTTTGCACTTGCAGACGACTTGGTGGTAAACAATGCCACTCTTGAAAACGGTCTTCTTTCTGTTGAGATTGAAAAGATTGTTCCCGAGGCCAAAAAGCCTAAAACAATCGCTATAAAGTAGTAGCATTCAGGCCCCCCTTTAACTTAAACAGGAGATAAAATGGACGCAAGTGTGTTTAAAGATAGACTAATAATAGCACTAGATGAAGCTATATCAGCTAATAAAGATCAAATAGCTGGTGCTGGTGCAGACGATTTTGCCTCATATAAATATATGTTAGGCATTGCTCATACTTTAGAAGATATGCAAGCTAGAGTAAAAGATGAGTTTAAAAAGTTGTATAAACAGGAGATTATAGATGACGAAAATTGAACTACCAAAACCTTCAGGGTTTAGATTATTAATAAAATCTAGAGAAATACAAGAAAAAACTAAAGGTGGTATTATATTAACAGATGATACTAAAGATATAGCCAAACATGCATGTGTTGTATCACAAGTTGTTTCTATGGGAGACGAATGTTACCATGATAAAGAAACAAAATGGTGTAAAATTGGAGATTGGGTTCTTACAGGTAAGTATATTGGCTTAAAATTTAGATATGAAGGTGAAGAATATGCAATGATAAACGATGATGAAGTTCTTGCAGTAGTACCAAATCCTGATAAAATAACACATAAATAGACTTGCAATAAGTCTGTATCTAGTATACAATAGTATTTAAGCGATAAACGCGGGTCGCAACCGAAGGAGGTCTAATGATAGACGAAGAAAAACAGGAAGAACAACTAGAAGAAGAAGAGATAGTTGTAGAACTTCCATCAGAAGAATCTGAAGGCACAGAAAAGCCTGAAGAGCCTACAGATACCGAGGCTCCAGTAGAATCCGAAGAAACCGTAGAAGAAGAACCCGAGTCTGAAGAAGATGAGGAAGAAGAAGAAACGGAAAAATCTGAAGAGGAAGATGAATCTAAAGATAAAAAGGTATTTGGCAAGCGTGCAGAAAAACGCATTAAACGTCTTGTTAAAGAGAAAAAAGAATTAGAAGCCAAGGTCAAACAGTTAAAAGAACAGGAAGAGTCTTGGACTTCTGAACGAGCTGAATTACAGTCTCGTACACAGGATTCAGAATTACACGCGATTAATCAATATATTGATAGATTAAAAGCTCAGGAAAAACAATCTTTATCTGCTTTGCGTACAGCAAAAGAATCAGGTGATATTGATGCAGAAATAAAAGCACAAGATGCTTTAGCATCAGTTAAAGCTGAAACTTTAGTAGCTGAACAATATAAATCAAGAGCAGAAACTTCTCCTAAAAAAGAAGTAAAGAAAGAAGAACCTAAACAAAAACAAACAGCTGCACCAGATAGAAAAGCTCTAAACTGGCAAAAGCGGAATGAATGGTTTGGTGGTTCTTCAACTAAAGATAGAATCATGACTCAAGCAGCTATGGTAATTCATAAAGAACTAATTGAAGAGGGGATAGGCCCAGAAGTTAGTACAGATGAATATTATAATGAACTTGATATGAGAATAAGAGAAGAGTTTCCTGAGAAGTTTAAAAACAAATCAGTGAAAAAAATTCCAACAGTTATGGGTGGCACGCGCTCCACTCTGGGAAAAAACCAAATAAAGCTAACTAAAACGGAAGTTGAAATGGCTAATAGATTGGGAGTTTCTTTACAAGAATATGCGCGACAAAAAGTGCGCCAAACACAGGCGGGAGGTTAAGATGACGAAAGCAACAAAAACCAGCCGAAAAACTAGAGCATCGGCAACTCGAAAAAAAGTTTGGGAACCAATGGCAAAGCTAGACGTTCCTGAAGATAAAAAAGATGTGGATATGGAATATGTCTGGGTTAGACATGAATTATTGAATAACCCTGATGATGCAAATGTTCACGAAAGACTACGCGAAGGCTATGAGCCAGTTACACCTGATGAACTTGGGGATGACTATCATGCTGACGTAATGTCTGCTGGCAAACACGCAGGTACGGTTAGGTCTGGTGACTTAATTCTTATGAAAAATTCTAAAGAATTAGTGGCTCAGAAAAAAGCGTACTACGAAGCTCAAAGCAGAAAGATGGGTAATGCTTATAGCGCAGAATATATGCGAGAGCAAAATCCAAATATGCCAGTCTCAGATGAATCTACTTCTTCGACAACAAGAGGTGGGCGAATCGAAAAACCAAAATTTGAGAAGTAAGTTAATAACGAGCTTTTCAAATTGATTAAACTTTAAACTTGCATTAAGGAGAAATTATGGCAGGATATGGACTTTCACCAGTACGACAAGCAACTGGTGGCACGATCAGAGCCAACAATTTTACTGATGGTAACGGCTATAGAATAGCTGCTACTGCGCCTTCAGCATACTTTGAAGGGGATTTAGTTACTTACTCAGCTGGCCTTTTGGTTACTGATGTAGGTGCTGCTTCACCTGGAGCTGTTGTTGGTGTATTCTGGGGAGCAGAATATCAGGACAATTCTAGCGGAGATGTAAAGTTTGTACGTTCAATCCCTAACGGCACAGTTGCAAAAGCTCAATATAAAGCGTATGTCTATGATGACCCAAACACTTTGTTTAAGATTCAAGCAGACCAAGCGTCTACAGCAGTTGAAGCAGCTAACGTTGGAGAGAACCTACAAATTGTAGCGTCACCTTCTGGTTCAACAACTACTCACAAAAGTGGTCTCGTAGCAGACTCTAGCACTAAAGCAACCACAAACTCTTTCCCACTACAACTTTTAGGTAGTGCACAAGATGATTTAGGTTACACATCTGCTGGTACTACTATGGATATACTAGTGAGAATTAACTCACATCAACACCGTACGGGCGCTACAGGCGTTACAGGTATATAATTAGGAAAGGATAGATTATGGCTATTTCAAGAGCACAACTCCTTAAGGAATTGGTACCTGGTTTACATGCGATTTTTGGAACTGAATATAACAGACACGAAAATGAACATGCGGTGCTATTCGATGAGGAAACATCAAATAGAGCCTTTGAAGAAGAAGTTTTATTTCCAGGTTTTGGAGAAGCTTCTGTTAAATTTGAAGGTCAAGGCGTTAACTATGCAGAAACTGGTGAAGGTTGGATTTCTAGATATCAACACGAAACTGTTGCTATGGCATTCTCAATTACTGAGGAAGCAATGGAAGACAATCTTTATGACAAACTGTCAACTAGATTAACAAAATCATTAGCAAGAGCTATGGCTTCTGCTAAACAAACAAAAGCAGCGAATGTATATAACAATGCATTCTCAAGCACACAACTAGGTGGAGATGGTGTTGTACTATGTTCAACAGCTCACCCACTTCAAAGTGGTTCTACTGCTTCAAATACTTTTTCATCACAAGCAGAGCTTTCTGAAACTTCTTTAGAAACTGCTCTAATTGCGATTGCTGGATTTACTGACGATAGAGATATCCCAGTAGCGTTGCAAGCACAAAGTTTGCACATTCCAAGACAATTGATATTTGTAGCTGAGAGATTAATGAAATCTCCTGGTAGAGTTGGTACTGCTGATAATGATATTAATGCACTTAGCAACATGGGAATGTTGCCTAAAGGGTATTTCGTAAATCACAGATTTACTGATACTAATAATTTCTTTATCAAAACAGACTCACCTAACGGTATGAAGATGTTTAACAGAGCTCCTGTTAAAACTTCTATGGAAGGTGACTTTGAAACTGGTAACGTTAGATACAAAGCAAGAGAGAGATACTCTTTTGGTTTCTCTGACTGGCGTGCTATTTTTGGAGCAAATCCAAGCTAATTGAAAAAGGGGGTGCCGTAAAAAGTGCCCCCTTAATAAACCCAGAGACTGCTTAGGCAGACATAATAAAAAAGGAAAAGACGATGGGAACAACTACTTTTAACGGAACAGTCAGATCGGAAACTGGCTTTTCACAAATAACAAAGAATAGCACTACAGGTGTTATTACAGAAAATACAACTATTGATTCAAGTGGTAACACTTCAGTCGCTGGAACATTAGGTGTAACAGGAAGATCAACTCTAACTGGAAACACTATTGCTACAACTGCAGGTACAGGTATTACAACTGGTACAGGCACAGTTTATGCAGCTTCAGTAATTAAAACAGGCGGTATTTTTCATACTAAAATTTTAATTGATTTAACAGGTTTAGCATCATCTGGTTCTGGTGATATCATCGGAAAAGCAGCAACTGCTAATTCTCATATTGGACAAATCACAGCAGCAGTAAACGGAACAGTTCTAGGCGGAAAATTAACTTGCTTAGAAGCTCCAGCAGGTGGAGATCCAGATATCAACTTATGGTATGCGGATGAAGCAACTGGTACAGAAGATGCAGCAATAACAGGTTTAACAAACCAAGTGCAAATGTGTGACAGTGGTGATTTAGCTTTAAATAGCGTAGTCAGTATTCCAACACCGCCAGCAGCAGATAAATATATTTATATGGTTACAGGTGCAGCAACTAACGCAGACTACACCGCTGGTAAGATTCTTATTGAGTTCTTCGGTTACGATGCTTAATTAATCAGGTGGGGCGCAAGCCCCATCTTCACACTTAGGAGATTAATATGGGTATTTCAGACGTTAAGGTTTTAACTGTAAACGACGAGAACGCTGCAGACGCAGATCGTTTAGTCACTGCAGCTAGACCTAATACGAGCGCAACTATGGCTAATACTACTTTTGCAGGAGGAGCGGCTAGAAACGTCACTGTAACAACTGCAGGTACAGGTGATAACGCAAAAACATGTACAATTACAGGCACAGATGTGTTTGGGGACGCTATGACAGAAGTAATTACTTCAACAGGTTCAGCAGAAGCAGTTGCAGGCGCAAAACTATTTCTTACCGTCTCAGCCGTTGAGTGCTCTGCACAGTACGCGGCTAATATAACAGTAGGTTCAGGATCACTCTGTGCTCAAGCTATAGAAGGTAGCAACAGAATAAGACTTAAAGGCATGTCGCTAGTCTCAGGCGGTACAGCAGGAACTGTAGAGTTTATTAATGGCGCACCCGAAGATGGTACTACATTATTTAAAGCTCGGACTATAGGTACAGCTAACACTGTTATTGATAGGACAATACCTGCAGAAGGTGTTCTATTCGATAGTGGCATGAGTGTTAAGTATACACTTGATGTAGTAGATATGGCTACATTCTTTTATGCGTAACTATTACAAATCTGGTGGTGGCGTAAAAACCGCTGCTTGGACTCGTAAAGAAGGTAAGAGCGAGTCAGGAGGACTTAATAAAAAAGGTGTGGCAAGTTACAGGCGAGCCAACCCTGGCAGCAAATTAAAGACCGCTGTTACTACCAAGCCTAGCAAACTTAAAAAAGGCTCTAAAGCCGCTAATCGACGTAAGTCGTTCTGTGCTCGAATGAAGGGCATGAAGAAAAGTAGAACTAGCTCTAAAACGGCAAACGATCCAAATAGCCGTATAAATAAGAGCTTACGTAAATGGAACTGCTAAAAGGAGACTAAAATGTTTGGATGGATTAAAGGAAGACTTAGTGAGCCCTCTAGCTACGCAGCGATTGGTGTAGGTATAATAGGTATTGGCATTGTATCAGGTGTAGGTGAATTAGTTTTCATCGGTATCGGGTGCGGTATTCTTGGACTAATAATGCGTGAAGAAGGAAAAGACAAATGATGAAGAAAAAAGGCTATAAAAACGGCGGTAAAATGGACGTTATAAAAGGTAAAAGTAAACTTAAAAGAAAGCTTACTAAAGCAGAAGAAGCTGAAGACATTAGAAACCGTTTACGTGGTACAACAGGAGGCGGTAAATCCGCTGCTGGTCCTGCTATGAAAAAAGGTGGCATGATGAAGAAAAAAGGTTATGCTATGGGCGGCGCACTTAAAGGTGGTCAGAAAAAACTAGATAGAAATAAGGACGGTAAAATATCTGGTGACGACTTTAAAATGATGAAGAAAAAAGGCGG